GCCGCTGCCGTACAACCTGCCAGCGATAATCCAGAACCCGGACGAGCCGGTGTTCATTGTCGAGGGAGAGAAGTGCGCCGACGCACTGATCGAGGCCGGCGGGCTGGTCGCCACCACAAACCACGGCGGGTCCGGCAAGTGGCTGGACACGCACTCAAAGCACTTGGCGGGACGCAGCGTGATCGTGCTTCCCGACAATGATCAGGCGGGTCGCACCCACGCCGACAAGGTGATCGCAAGTCTCTGGGGCGTCGCGGATCGCATCAAGCGCATCGACCTGCCGGGGCTGCAAGAGAAGGGCGACGTGGCGGACTTTCTGGGCGAGCGCACGCTGGATGAACTGATGGACATCGTCCGCCAAGCGCCAGTGGTGACGGCGCAGCCGGAGGCAGGCGATGAGGTGCCAGCGGTGGAGGATGCGGACGGCGCGGTTGAGCCGTATCAGACGATGCGCCGCGGCGCGGTGTTTTCGATGCCGCCGGTCGAGTTTCTGGTGGACGGGCTGCTCACCGACACAGGCTTTGCGATGATGTACGGCGCGCCGGGAACGGGTAAGTCATTCCTCGCTATCGACATAGCGCTGTCGGTCGCGCACGGCATGCCGTGGCAGGGGCAGGAGGTTAAGCCCGGCCCAGTGCTGTACATAGCGGGCGAAGGCATCGGCGGCTTTGGCAAGCGCTGGAAGGCGTGGGAGAAGTACCACGGCGTCAAGGATGAGCCGGATATGTACCTGCTCCCGACGGCTGTGAATTTTCGTGAACCCGAAGACATAGCGCGGCTCGTCGCCACGATTGATGGCATCGGGCAGAGGTTCGCGCTCGTTATCGTCGACACGGTGGCGCGCGCCATTGCGGGTGCAGAAGAGAACAGCAGCACCGATATGGGGCTGTTCGTCGCCGCGTGTGACGAGATCAGGGCGCTGACGGGCGGGGCGCTGCTCGCGGTGCATCACGCGGGGAAATCGGCTGAACGCGGCGCTCGCGGATCGTCGGCCCTTCTCGGCGGAGTGGATACATCCCTCATGATAGGCAAGAGCGAGGACATTATCGTGCTGCAAACTCAAAAACAGAAAGACGCAGAGCCGATGGACGAGATCAACCTGATCATGCAGACGGTGCCTGCGTCGATATCCGAGACGTCCGTCGTGCTGGAGCGCACCGACGAGAAGCCGAAGAAGAAGAAGGCGTGGCGTCCCGTCGGCGCACAGAAGCGGGCGCTGCAAGTGTTTGAGAACCTGTGCGTGGATCGCGGCTCGCCGAAGGTCAGATACAGCGACTGGACGGCCAAAATGCACTCCGATATGCCCGATACGCCGGACAGTACGAAGGGATCGGCTCGCGACGCTCTAATTGACAATGAATGGGTCATCTCCGTTGATGGTGTATGTTGGAAAAACAAAGAGATAGATAGTGTTTCATCGTAGTATCGGAGCGCTCCGTCGGAGCGTCGTAGCACTCCGTCCGATACGACGCGCCCTATGGGCGTCGTAGCGTCGGAGTACGAACCGGATCGTAGAAGGGAGAAAAAGTATGGCTACAAGGAAGAGAGTACCGAAGAGTAAGACGTCACGGGAGTGGCGGTTCTATCCATCAGAGCGAGACGCTGATAAGTGTCAGGCTGCGCTTGCGACGTATGACGCGGCGGTGAGGGCGCGCGAGGTGCATTGGGGGATCGACCGACTGCCGTTGCTGGTTGAGGCGGAATTGCGGGATCGGTTCTGGGCGCAGATGGATGTGCTTAACCGCGCGATTGAAAAAGGCAGCGGCGTCGAGGTAGAGGATGCGGTCGCCAGCACGATACGCGGCGTCGAGGCTCTGGAGCGACGGGCGATAGAGTTGGGGGCCGAACCCGTCAGCGGTGAGGTGTGGGAGGAGACGACGCCGTCGGGCAGCGTGATTGCGGTGTGCCGGGACAAGGCGGAGATCGCGAAGATACGGGACAGCGGCAGGGTGGATCGTGTGTATGCGATGAGCGAGGTTGCGGCTATCGTCGAGGCGTTTGAAGATGGCAAGGCGGGTGAGGTGACGAAAAAGGTGAAGTCGCTGTTCGAGGGTGCTACAATCGAAAGCATCAAACCGAAGACGCCAGCGCAGGTTGTGGCGTCGTTAGATGATGAGATACCATTCTAATGACGGTAAAGGATTTGAACATAATTTACACAGACCAAGAGTATCAACTGCTCGGCGGTCATGCGTGGATCGATGTGCATACGCTCACGGTTCACATCATGCGTGTAAAGGATGGCGTGCGTGTCGAGGTGTATCCCGCAGCGCATGACGGCGTTAGCGAGCCTCTGGCGGAGTGCAGGGCCAAGTGGGAAGAGCCTGCGCCCGAAAGCAGCACAAAGGTGGTGAGGCGGTATGTTAGATAAGGGCGACGGATTGTTCGCGAAGTGGCTGGCACAGGGCTGCTGCCCGAAGTGCCAGTCGGATACGTTGGTTAAACACGCAGGCGGCTCGCAGTGCAGGTGCTGCGGCCTTGTGATAGGGAGAAGTGAGGATGGACAAGTTAGACGCGCTGGACGCAGCCATACACGCCGTGGAGGCTCGTGGCGAGAATTATGGAAGCGTGCGGGAGAACCACGAGCGGATAGCGGCGCTGTGGTCGGTTGTGTTCGATCAGCGGGTTACGCCGGAGCAGGTTGTGCTTGCAATGACGTGCCTGAAGGTGGCACGGCTGATGGAGACGCCTTCGCATGAGGATAGCTGGGTTGATATATGCGGCTACGGCGCGTGTGGGGCGGAGGTAGCAACCGATGGCTGATGTCGTGGACCTTGAGGCGCAGGAGCGTGACTATGTGCGCTTCTTCCGCAATTACGTCGACTGCGACTGGTGCGGCATGCAGACGCGCGGCAGGGTCTACGAAGAGACGCAGACGATAGTGTGCAGCGCCTGTCGCAAGCCGCTGCTGGAGATAGACGAGGATGTCAGCTATGTGCTGACGCTGGAGGAAGATTGATGGCATATCCGAAGACGCCGGAAAAGCTGTTCGATATTTTTTTGGAGCGAGTTACAGAAGGACGTGCCGGTACAAATGTCTGCAAGGACGACGACATGCCGGGATGGACGACAGTGTGGCGAAAGATCACGTCCGATCCTGACTTCGAGCAGCGCTATCGCACGGCGCTGTCGTCTCGCGGTATGGTGTACGCTGACATGCTTGACGATGTGGACAAGAGGCTGCTGTCAGGGATGATCACGGAAAGCGCGCACAGGACGCTGTCAGACAACATCAAGTGGCGATCAGCACGCATGACGCCGAAGGTGTACGGCGACAAGCAGCAGATCGATGTGACGGCTTCTCCGGGTGGCGAATACCTTCAGGCATTGCAGCAGATCAATAACAGCTTAGAGATGCGTCGGGCTGAGGCGATTGAGCATGAAGAGGGAGAGACACACACAACCGAAATCACTACGCGCGCGCAGTCAGAACGCTCAGAATGAGTGTCCTGATAGCGACATAATATAGGGATATAATGGGACAATCGCTAAGTCATTGAAATCATTACATCGCGATCTTCCATAATGAACGTTATGCGACATTTATACAGGAATTAACCAGATTTCGGTTGACCCCCCCGTCTCGCACACGCGGCGGGGCGGGTGTAAATATATATACCCCTACCACCCCCGCCCCACCCCCGTTATCGGAGAACCCGCAATGACCCCATCCGCCGCCGAAAAAAATGACCTTGTGGCGATGATCGCGCAGTTCCGCGACGACCCGCGCTTTTTCGTGCAATCGGTCCTCGGCGCGACGCCTCAGCGCTGGCAGGGCGAGGCGCTCGACGCGATTGCGGCGCACGACAAAGTCGCCATCAAATCCGGTCACGGCGTCGGGAAGACGGCCTTTGAGGCGTGGGTGACGTTGTGGTGGCTCCTGACCCACTACCCCTGCAAGGTCGCTGTCACGGCCAACAGCGCGCACCAGCTAAGTGACGTCCTGTGGACCGAGATTGACCGCTGGGCGCGCAATATGCCGAAGGCGTTCAAGGATTTGCTCGAATTTAAGTCCGACAAGATCGCGCTCAAGGGTGCGCCGGACAGCTTCGCCGTGGCGCGGACCAGCCGCAGGGAGAACCCGGAGAGTTTGGCCGGTTTTCACTCGCCGCACATGCTTTTTGTGGTCGAGGAGGCGTCGGGCGTGCCGAACGTGATTTTCGAGACTGCGTCGGGTGCGCTGTCCACCCCCGGCGCGAAAATTATTATGTGCGGTAACCCGACCCGCTCCGATGGGTATTTTTACGACGCCTTTCATAGTGACCGCGAGAAATGGCACTGCATGACTGTGTCGTGTGAGGACGGCGACTATGTCGATCCGAAATTCATCACCGATATGGCTGAGAAGTACGGCGAGGCGAGCAACGTGTTCCGCGTTCGCGTGTTGGGTGAATTCCCTAC